ATAATCAAAGTCAAACGCGAAAGGTGCGTTATTCCACGACACTTCAAAAGCAGCGGCACATAATGGTGCCAAAAACTCCTTCTGAATTGCCGAATTTTCAAACTTGTCCACCCTATCTGATAGAAGAGTCACATACGCGTACGAGGCGGCAGCCCCTAAGACGGCCGATACACCCTGGTCAGCCCCCTGTGTGATGAAATACGAAGCACTCAAAGCAGTTCCATATCCAGCCGTAGACCTCTTGAGGGTTGTCTTGAGACGGGAGTATTCAGTGGGGACGACGGGCTTGACGAACGCGTAAGTGAGGGACATTCTACATGAAAGTCACTTAAAATCTTTATCCGAGTTAATAGTAAGAATGCCTTGCCAGCTTTGTAGGAAGAAGTGTGGTGTCCCCATTGATTGTAATTATTGTGAAGGTAGTTTCTGTCCGAGTTGCATCAACTTGACGAAACATGACTGTCAGGGTGCGGACATTAAAAAACTGAAGCAACGCAAAGAACTCAAAGAACAGACGGCATTCGAACCGCCACCGAAGTGCTTAAAGATTTGATGGTTTATACAAACATGGCGTCAGATGATCCAATCCGGAATATCATGACTTTGGTGGATGAGCATAGGGACAGTTTACCTGACGGGGTATATCTGGAACTGTGTGACAACATCAAACGTCTATACGCACTTGGAGGAGAAACACAGAAAGTGTATCTCCTCAACCTCACGAATGATTATTTACAAGCACTCGAAAAAGTAGAAACCTTACAACAAGAAATTGTGAATGTGAAACGTGAACTTCTTCGGTCCCGTGTTTCTCGCTTCGAGAATGTTTCTCGACCCATACGTGAAAGTCGCGGTCTCCTCGAAAATCTATTAGGTACTCTCGAACCCACGACCGTTCAGTTTGAAGCCATGCCCCTCCCTCCCAGAAACCAGTGATTGCTGAGATGCCCGAGTGGTCTAAGGGGGGCGACTTAAGATCGTCTGTGCTACGCACGCGCGGGTTCGAACCCCGCTCTCAGCAACTTAAAAACACTATTACATGTATCCGTAGATGACACTTACTCGTGTACATGATATAGCTTCACTCACATTTTTGGCACCCTTTTCCATCATGTGCATCTCTGAAGTATTTTTTGGGTACGTCGTGTATCCGCTTTTCCTTACACACGCACTGTTTATGTACATGAGCCTCGATCTCGTATGGAACGTTTTGAACCCGCATTCATATAGGGATTTAATTTTGTGTCACCACGTTGTGTGTTTACTTGCACTCTCGCGGGCGATGATGTATCCCGAAGAAGCGTTTATCGTGAGTCTCGGTGGTCTAGTTGAAATAGATACAGGTCTTTTGACTCTCAGAAGACTTCTCACTCGTTCATCGTTTGTACATGAAATTGTTGATATATTGTATCGCATATCAAATATATTAATTCGAGTTTTTTACGAAACATTTTTCACTCTATTTATTTTTCACACGTACTCGGAACATTCGTTACTTGTAAAAATGTCTGTGTACCCACTTCAAATTTTCATAAACATTTTCAGTTGCGGGATTTGTCTACTCACATACACGAAACGTAATCCAGCATTAAAGATTAAAATGTAATCAATAGTATAATGACCGACAAGACCAAGCCTAAGCGCAAGCCCAACGCGTACATGAACTTTGTAAAGAAGATGCGACCCAAGGTGGTTAAGGACTTTCCAGACATGACATTCACCGAAATTGGCTCTAAGCTCGGTGAAATGTGGCGTGCACTCACAGACGACGAGAAGAAGAAGTACGCTTAAGGATTTGAAACTATGTATTAATAGATGCCTTTGGGAGTCAAGAAACTGTGTTATGATGCTATTGTGCCTACTCGTGGTTCTGATGGTGCTGTGGGATATGATTTATACAGCTCCGAAGATGCCGTGGTTCCGTGCCAAGCTGGCCGAGCTCTCGTAGGAACGGGTATTTCCATCTCACTCCCCGACGGTGTGTACGGTCGTGTCGCCCCCCGTTCTGGTCTCGCTGTAAAGCATTGCATCAATGTAGGTGCGGGAGTGATCGATCCCGATTACACCGGTGAAATCAAGGTCGTCCTATTCAATCATGGTTTGAAAGACTTTGAAATCAAGAAAGGTGATCGTATTGCTCAACTTGTTTTGGAGAGGTGTGAAACACCTATGATTAAGGAGATTAGTATTGTCGAGGACACTGAGCGTGGATCTGACGGATTTGGATCTACAGGTCAGTAAACGTCTCGTTACAGAACCAGAAATCCTCTGGTGTAGGCATGAATAAAATACCGTGACGCATTGTCATGAAGAGTTTGGCCTTTGTCACGTTAGGGTACGTATACAGTAACCACCTTTCCCAATATTCGGCCCGGAAGAAGTCTTCCCAATCTTCTTGAGAACTTTCCGATATTTTTAACATCTCCCTATGAATCTCACCCTGATCCCTTTCGATTCGCAGCTTCTTAGGAAGGACAGCACCCTTTCTAATAAGTTGTGCACGCATGAGTCTTGGATTTCCATGATCCGTGTAATGTTGAACACCCCGCTCACCAAAATCTATGGATCGCTTGTTTGGGAGTGTTATTCTATGTTTATGTGTGATGGATGGACTCGGTTGTAAGATGACGCGCATTAATACAACATAAGGAAAAAAAAATTGTTATATGAATACAATAATGAAGGTTCTTCCGGTGGGTATTTTCTATATGATTGTACTTCACAAGCTGACACATTTTAGTAAGAAGAAAAAGAAGAAGGTACTATGGATATAAAGATTACAACTATAGAAAGATCATAATGAGCAAGAAACCCGTTGATGTGTCCACTCGTCTCACTCCTGATGAGTTTGCTAAACGCTCGATGGATGCTCGTATGACAGCTGTGAACAAGGCACTTGAAAATGAGAAAGTTCGATATAAGTCTACGAATGACCCCGATAGATTCCAAACATTCCTGGAGAACCGTCTCGAGTTGTGGCGATCTCTCAAATCTGGGGCTATCGATAACACCCGTCTCAAAAAGGGGTACACCACCCGATATTTTGATCACATGTTTGACAAGACGAATGATATCCTAACAAACCTTGAAGCGAGCACTGATTAAACGAGCTTCCTCCCATCGCCCCGACTGCTGAATGATGAGATGTGTACTCGGTTTCATCTTTGAGAGTGAATACCCCTCGCGTAACCTCTTGAATGCGTATTCAAGTGTCTTATTGTTTATACCGGCGCGACGAGCTTTATACTGACGCGTTTCATTTTCTGCCAGAGTGGCACGCTTTTCCGCCTCCACCACCTTTTCTTGAAGACTTGAAATGATGAGTTTTTGTTTTCTCGTCTTCATATCATCACTCCGATTACGAAGCCTATCTTGTAAGTCTGCGATGATTACTTTCTGTTTCCTGATTTTTGCATTTTTCTTCTTGACGACCTTGTCGATTTCAGGTCCAAGATCGATGATGAACTTGGACACCTTACGGGGTCGTGAGGAAGATTTAACCATTTTATAATTTTTTAGTGAATCGCGTTTCACTTAGTTACCGAAAGCGACACCAGCCATACCATTCTTCACACGGAGAATGTTATAGTTGACAGCGTAGACACGCACCATGTTACCGGCACGTGTGCCACCAGTGAGAGAAAGCTTTGCATTGTCGATGCGCGAAAAGTTAAGGGTACCTGTGGGTTGCGACTTGTTCATGGTGATGCAGAACGGCCATGTGAATGTAGACACGGTGCTGAGCGCATCTTGGGGAAGAATGGAACAGTGCATCTCTGGGACGACGTTGTGGTGGAACGTCGATGACATATCTTCAAACAGGGGTGTACCGTTGATGTAGAGTGTAGACCTGTCGAAGGTCCAGTTCGTCCGAAGATACGACGTGGATAGCCTTGACTGGATGGTTGAAATAGGTCAGGTCAACCTCAGTGTCACTGGCACTCATGAGCTGATGTTGGGTTTGAGTGAAGAGAATCTCGTGTTCGGTATTGGTGAAGAATTCGCGCTCGGCTGTATCGAGGTACACGTACGTGCCATACACCTTGACGTTGTTGGGCGCGAAAGTACCCCCACGGCACTTGACGCGAATTTCGACATCGTGGTACTGGAGTGCCACTAGGGGGAGAGACTTGGTCCAATCATCACTGAAGAAGAAAGGGAGGATATAATGATTCGCGAAATTCGCGGAACCGAGTGCGTTCTGAGGAACTTCGTCGAGTGTCACGGCACACGACGCCTTCGCTTGTGTGTCCTTGTAAAGGAGATTGTGTACGCCCTGAATGTAGAGAGAATCGACTTGGGCAACCTTCTGGCCACCGACCCACAATTGGAATTCAGTCGTTGTGGATTCATCCTTGTCGAAAAATCCAGAGTTCGAGTTACCTACACCCCCAATATCGTCACCTTCGATCCACACGTAACTCAGAAGATCACCCTTAGACTTGATTGGGATGGTCACTTCATTACCACTCGCGAATGTACCGATGTAGTCGAGCCTTTCTGGCTTAATTGCAAAGTTGGTGTAGCGCTTGTAGTTCTGACGAAAAAAGCTCACTTCGGGCTGACCAGTGATGTATACATCCTGGGCTCCGACCGATACGAGGTCAATTAAAGCAGCAGACATTTATTAGTAAATGATATTAAAATTTTCGGTAGATGTATACATATTGAGGATGGGTGTTGAATTTCAGGCACTCACATGGGAAACAGTTGACACAGATGATGAACATCTTGTCAGTATTTTCGGAAAGACAGAAGATGGTAGGTCCACTTGCGTGACGACGGCATTCACACCGTACTTCTTTATCAAGTTGCGTGAACGTGTGACACCACAGGCAGTTCAAGAAATCTATCACGTTCTCGATAAGAAGTGTCCCGAATGTCTCGTATCATATTCAATTATGAAATCGAAAGATGTTTGGGGTTTTCAAAATAACAAAGAGTTTGCTTATATGAAACTCGATTTCAAAAATTTAAAAAGTCGTCGTCGGGTCGATTATATGCTGAGAAGCCCGGTTCAATTATCTCATGGAACCGAACGATTTAAAGTATTCGAATCGAATATCGATCCAGTACTTCGTCTGATGCATCGGACTGGTATTCAGTCCACAGGTTGGCTCAACTCAGGTGATTCTTGTGTACGTACACATCTCGCGAAAGTTGATATCGACCTGTTCTGTAACGACTGGAGAACTCTCAAACCTATCGCACGTGACGATATTGCACCGTTCGTTGTGGCATCTTTCGATATTGAGTGTAACAGCTCGACTGGTAAGTTTCCCGATCCGAATGTAAGAGATGACGCGTGTTTTCAAATCGCGATTTCTTTGTGCAAGTTTGGCAGTGCAGAGCCATATGATAAGACATGTTTGTGTTACAAGAAGACTGACACTAACCTAGAAGGATCAAATATCATCAGTTTCGATACGGAGCGAGAAATGCTCGAGGCATTTCATACATATATTCATGAAAAGGATGTGGATATAATGACTGGATGGAACATCTTCGGATTTGATCTTGATTATATTTACACGCGAGCCTTCATGACTGGGTGTAACCCTGAGTTTTTCAAACTTGGAAAGCTGAAGAGCCAAGACTGTGAATTATCCATAAAAAAATTGAGTTCGAGTGCACTCGGTGATAACGTTCTGAAACTTCTTCCGATGAGTGGTCGATTTATTTTTGATATGTTCCACGAGGTGAAGAAGGGGTACAAACTTGACAGTTACAAACTCGACGAAGTTTCGAAACTGTATCTAGGGGATCAAAAGATTGACATGGCACCAAAGGAGATGTTTGCTCGGTATCTGGAAGGTGACCCGGTGAAACTTCGAGAAGTTGCCGAATACTGTATCAAGGATACACTCCTCCCACACAAGCTCATGAAGAAGATGTGCATTTTACTCAATCTCCTGGAGATGGCCAAAGCGACTTGGGTACCTCTCTGTTTCCTCGTGGAAAGAGGTCAGCAAATCAAAGTGTTCAGTCAGCTCACAAAGAAAGCGCGTGAGATGGGATTCATGGTTCCCACAATTCGGTACGGTCAACTTCCAGAGGAACCGTATGAAGGTGCGACTGTACTAGAGGCGCAAAAGGGTGCATACTATACCCCTATCACAGCTCTCGATTTTGAAGCCCTGTATCCATCAATCATGATGGCACATAACCTCTGTTACTCATCATACGTGATGAACGAGAAAGATTATGGAAATGTACCTGGTATCGAATATGAGACGTTTAAAATTGGTGACAGAACATACAAATTCGCACAGGATGTACCGAGTCTTCTTCCTGCTATCCTTCTAGAGTTAAAACAGTTTCGTAAAAAAGCAAAAAAGGATATGGCGACCGCAACTGGATATATGAAAGAAGTGTATAACGGTAAACAGTTGGCTTATAAGATTTCGATGAACTCTGTATATGGATTCACTGGTGCAGGGAAGGGTATTCTCCCATGTGTACCTATTGCATCAACAACGACATTCAGGGGTCGTGCGATGATTGAAGAAACAAAGAACTACGTCGAAAAGAATTTTCCAGGTGCAAAAGTGAGATACGGTGACACCGATTCTGTCATGGTCGAATTTGACGTAGGTGACCGGAAAGGTGAAGAGGCTGTCAAATACAGTTGGGAAATCGGTGAAAGGGCAGCCGAAGAGTGTTCCGCCTTGTTCAAAAAACCAAACAATCTTGAACTCGAAAAGGTATACTGGCCCTATTTCTTGTACTCGAAGAAACGATATGCGGCGAAATTGTGGACACAGGGGAAAGATGGGAATATGCACATGGACTACATAGATATCAAGGGTCTGCAGGTTGTTCGTCGAGATAATACACCACATGTTCGGGAGGTGTGTAAGGAACTTCTAGATGTTGTACTGACATCAAGTGATACCGGTCCACCTAAAGAATTAGCAAAGGAGCGTGCGATTGAGCTTCTTTCTGGAGACGTATCGAATGATAAACTGATTCTCAGTCAGTCCCTCTCAGACTCGTACAAAGTAAATGGTCATAGTGTGTCGGTCACGAGTTCTGAAAGTTGTAACATTAATCAGGCACATGTCCAGGTTGTGAATAAGATGCGGGAACGTAAACCCGGTTCGGAGCCACAATCCGGTGACCGTGTACCATATCTACTCACGGATACCGGTGACCATAAGGCAAAGGCGTTTGAAAAATCGGAAGATCCCAAGTATGTAGAGGAAAACAACATCCCAGTGGATTACAAATACTACTTCATCAATAAATTCCTTAATCCGGTGTGTGATCTCTTAGACCCACTTTTTGAAAACACAAAACAAGAAATCTTCGGTGAATTGATTAATCAATGTAAACCGCCACCCAAAAAACGTGAACCATCTCTCAGTGGTATGAAAAAGGCGGATCTCGTCGAGGAGTGTAAGCGTCTCAACCTCGAATCATCTGGAACCATTCCAGACCTTAAACTTCGTATAAAAAATGCAAGAGTACCCAGAGAAGAAAGTCTTGAAGACTTATTTAAAAAATACGAGCAAGAAAGCATTAAGTAATGAACTTTCGAGATAAGATTTCAGAAGTGATCGAAGAAGAATTTGAAAATCGTATTGACACTGCACTAACTGGATACGCCGAAATCATTGCTAACAAATATCAGATCAGATTGGCATCTCTACTCAAGGATATCCCAACATTCTCGACAAACCCAATCTGTCGGGGAACAAAACCAGATGGATCTAGGTGTACGTTCAAGGGTACGTACGATGGTTACTGCGGTAAGCATCATAAACAAGGAGAACAAATTAAACAGAGGAAGCATGTCACTATCATTAATGGGCATACACATGGACCTGGATTTAGAAATGTTATAGGGTGTCCGGGTTGTGAAAAATCTTCATCTTCGAAGGGACTTATAGATTTGGATTCTATTATTGACAATGAGTAAAACAGATATTCTGCTAACATCAATAAATTCATTCTACAACGAAGAGGACAATCGGTCCAAATTACTGAATATACTAGATAAGTCGAGTGGCATCTCTTTGAGGAATCTTGAGTGGTTCATCACCAGTTATGCAAAAAAGAATCATACGTCATACAAGACAACTGACGGTAAGATTTTCACAGTGCATTATGCATATAAATCAAGTCTAGACGGGTACAGTAAGAAACTTTTTGACCCTTTTTGTAGGTCTGAAAAGTTTGCGTATACAGTTCCCGGAACATCTCATGAAATCCATACAACCTTAGCACAGTTGAATTTCATCAAATGGTGTATCAAGAATAACATCATCGATTATATTAGGGATAATAAGACATCTCTTTTCACAAAGTAAAACGGGGTTTCTCGACACTTCATCAAAGTGTCCAAAAACTTAAAACAGTATTTTTCCAACACCATCCTTGATGCTGAGAACGTTATAGCTTTTAGCGATTACGATTACTTCCTTTTCTACATGAATGGTATATGGTTCTGTGATACTCGAAGGTGTAGTGTTGGCGTATGAACCATCATCGGACAATGTCACTTGTATGATAGCATCCTTGATCATACTAAAATTTAAATTTCCAGATGGTTCCATATTATCTGGATGTAACGCGAAACTGTACATGGTTAAATTACTTTCGTATGGGGATTGTTTGTGATATATATCGGGTATACATGCGGACAAAAATTGGTGAGAACCCGTTGTATCATCCAAAATTGGTAATCCATCACAACTCAAGGTTACGTGTTTTTGACGCATGTATATACACGGTACCGGTTTTTGGAATACTGCGGTAGGATTATTTGTGAATGGAGAATCGGGTCTACTCGCATTAGATAACGCATTTAAAGTATTGATTTCTTCGGTGGTGAGTGGTTTATATTTTTTCTTAGCTATAAAATAGAGTTCTTTGACGCAATTTTTTAAATCTAAGCGATACTTTCCATTGATCACCCCTCTTCCCATAGCAAATTCATTATGCTGTTTTTGTTCAATCAAAAGATCTTTACACTCAGATTTTATTTTAAGTCTTTCGGGTGTATCTAGATGTATAACATCCATATTAAGTATGAAATCCGAAAGTTGAAAATTCTCACTTTTATGATCATTGGTGTAATCCCATTCTGATTTGGGTTTCGACGTGTCAAAATGTGTATTATCCACCGGAAAAAGAACCTCCCTACCATCTCGAAGTTTCATCCGTATTTTGAGTTCCTGTGATTGTATGGAACATAAAGGAAGTCCATATTTTGGACGATTGTGAAAATAAAATGGGAGCTCCACCATGAAGTTAAAAATCGCACGATTCCTGAGACCAACTAAATAATTCCCTTCTAATAGACGGTGGAATTGTCCATTAACCTTGTGTGTACCGTAATGAAAACGCGGTGTATATCTGTCGTCGAAACTGGCATTATATTTAGTGGGATTAAAGCGTAACCCATGTATAAACCCATTTGTTTTATTATATGTAGAAGGTGACTGTGTGGTAGTATGAATATGTATATCATCTGATGTGAGTCGGTCGATTAATTGATCACCCAAATAAAGATCTATGTACTCAAATACACTTATACCAAATTGATCTACTACATATACTGCAGCGCTATCAGTATTAAGTACATTTAAATTATCAGGAATACTAAAACTGATAGACAATCCATTTATGATATCACCACTATTAGCTGGTATAGAAAATTCGACATGATCACCCGTTTTCACAACTTTTTGACCGTCTGGAGTGATCTTAATGGTTTCTTTCGCAAAATGTGTATGTTTCGAAAATCTATGATTGAAATACGTAAAATCTGGATTACCAGTTAATTGCTCGGTTAATAATCCACTCGCAGCAATTTGAACTTTACCAGCCATTATATTATTTACATATTAAAATTTTAAGCCAGCTAACCCACTTGAGTAATGTAAAATGTTGTAACTCTCGGCATATATCTGACATTCGTTTACTTGGTCAATATATCTACCACCTCCCATCAGTTCAGTTTCAGGTACAGTTATCTCGAACTCCTGGTTAATGATACGACTAAAGTTAACATGTCCAGTTGGTTCTTTCTTTAGGGGATACATAGCGAATGAATAAGTACCTATCTCCATTTTTTCAGCAAGAAAACCAGTATGATTTCCAGTTTCAGCGATATACATTCCCGAATATGTATTTGTCTTTGAGTTGTAATATATGAGTTTTTCGGGACCGTCATCGAACACGAGTTGATTGTTGAATAAAAGTTTAGCGTTTGTAAATTTTATATTGTCCATATAATTAACCCCTTTAGCAATTGGATCTTTAGAACCTACAAAAAAATAAAGTGTTTTAACTGGATGTTTAAAATTGAGCTGGACTCGTTTTGTTTCTCCAATTGGAACATCAAAGCGTTTCAATTGGAGTTGAGTAATAACCTGTTCGATTGATCTACTTCTCAAGTAATTTACTTCGTCTCTATTCAGGTATGCGTATTTAGCTAATATGGATACACTACCCATCTTTATATTTTCATTCAAAAAATCTATTATTTCACTTCGTGTGGCTTCATAATAATCTGGCCCAAATGTTTCTGGCCCAAATATTTCTGGCCCCAATAATGCGGGAGACAAATCGTTAGTTAGTATAGCGGACAAGGACTTGAACTTTATTTTGATATAACAGTTCTGTTTTTGGAGTTTACATGCAAGTAATGATGATTTCAGATTATCATGAAAATAGAAGGGTAGATCTATATATACTGGTGGTACAGGCTCCTCTGGGTAACCTAATATGATCTCACCTCTCACAAAATTAGCCGAATCCTTATTCGCTTCATATAAAGCTCGTTCATACGTAATCTTATTATAGAGTTCAAGCCATCGAGAAGTCAGTCTTTGTATATGCATACCACCGATGTACAAATCGACGTGATCAATCAAATGAACAGCTTGATAACGTGAAACACCTGACGATCTTAACGCGTCTCGGTAAGGCCTACTTGGGAAAGTTAGATTATATCTAAGTGTCATTCCTGTAATAAGATCGCCTGCATCAAGAGGTATGAAACAAATAGATTCTTTATCGTAATCCGCACCAGTAACAGGGATTTCGAGTGTATCAAAAGCAAACTTTGTATGCTTTTTTAAAGTAAACAAAAAATGAGATTGTGTGGGATTTTCATTAATCCATACATTCTGTAGACCTCTAGTAGCCAAATTTAGCCGCCCTGACATACTTATTTTATCCTTTTATTTTTTTAACTCACAAAAGATATAAAACCATTTTCAAAGTTTAACATATTGTAGCCGGTATAATATAGATACATCGTGAAATCTTCAAGTGAAAACGGTTCCGCTAAATACCCCAGCTCCGGCCACTGCAACTCAAATAGATACTTATGCCAATCTTCGACGTAACGGATCTCTGTATTCTTTGATAAATTTGACAGTTCTATATGTAATTGTGTTTTGTCAGAATTGAGTTGTGAAAAATCTAGAAACCCCGAAGGTTGTGTACTTTTTGGATAAAGAGCAAAATTATAAGAGAATATATCACCATACGCTAAACTCGAATGTACTTTCGCCTCCGTGAGATCGTAATGTGAAAAATTTGCCAATTTATTAGGAATTAAACCAGATTCCGACATTTTTGATGTATAAGGTATATAGCGCTTAAAATATTCTGCATTCAATTTTGTGACTCTCGGGAATACTTCACCATTTAATGTAAATGAAGCGCGTCCCAGAATAGTTAGGGGATCCTCAAATCTAAAACGAGAACCTTTGAAATTCATTCGATTTTGCACTTTGATTTCGTGATAATCCCCTTCATCCTCGTAATACTTTGATCTAAAAAACCAATGAAACATCTTTACGGGTATACTTGGTTCTAAATTTATACTGAATGTTCGGTCATTTTTTAAATGTATATCAGTAGAAGTGTGTTTCTTCATATATTCTACAGGTATAGTTATGGGATTATTTTTATAGTAAAGTCGTTCTTCATTGTTCAATGTGATTTCTTCTGTGACAATCTTAAAATTATCAATCAATTTCGAGGGTAATACTCGTGACGCAAGAGTGGAGTATATAAAATACGTGGGTTTGTGAAATTCGATCTCAATTTGAATTTTTTGCCTGTGAATCGCACATATGGGAAATGGGGGCTTTCTTTGTTGGTTTTCCTCGTATGCATCTCCACCATAGTTTTGCGAAAAAAAGAATGGTATATGAATAAATAAATTATTTTGTGCATCTAAATCGAGTTCGGGTACGTATGAAGATCTATTTGAATATCTATTTAGGTTAAACTGTGCATTTAAGGAAAGTTTTTGATCGTAACTTTTATATAATTGATCAAAAATTACGAACATCTCATTATCAATTTCTTGTAAAATGGTTTCATTTACACTCATTTTTATATTTTTTATAAGTCTTCTCCCCACAAAATCACCGTAGAACCAGTCAGACTTTTCACTTGCAGTCCATTCTGGTAATGCGATTTTTACCCATATATTTGTAAGAATGTCGCCCATTGTCTGGGGATTGAATTCAACCTTGACAGTGTGTCCAAAGGGCCACCATTCATTTCTTCCCAAATTATCAACTGTATGAGTGCGATGATATTTTCTAAATTCCGAATGTTGTTTATACGAAGGATTAAATAGGGAATCTTCTGGGTCTTTGGAAAGGAGGTGTGTATCCTGCTTTCCAATAGCTTTAAGGGAAATTTTAGCAGCCTCACCCATATCTACTTACTGCTCACATATTTTTAATATCATTCTTCCACATCGTAATGTGACTGGTCTTCAACATTTTCTCTAGATCATCCTTCGCCTGTTTCGCTTCATCTAGCAGAGCCTTGACGCGCTCTTCAGTATACTCAACCGTCTTCGTGTTGAGGAGGTAGTCTAAGTTTCCATCAATCTTGGGGAAGATTGAAGACATCTCCGCCTCCAACTCCACCTTCTTTCTTTTGAACACTACCAACTTCCCCTCAATCACCATCGAGACAAACTTTGATTTATGGTCACACATCTCTGCTCGCTTCTCGAGTACATCGATGAGGTGTGCCTTCCTCTTCTTATAGTGCTCAAGACGCAACTCTACAAAATCTCCGAGAATATCTTCCGGACTCGTATACCGATGAATACCACGTGTGGGATGGAACAGGTGCATGTTTGACGTGTGGAACGTCTTTCGCATCTTAAGGTCTTTGATGAGGTCCTTCCCCGAGTATCCGAAGATTTCAAAATCCACATCTTCAGTAGTACTGTTATTTGTGTAGTTGGTGATCACCTTCTTTTCCACGAGGGTATCCAGATACTCTTTATAGTCCTGTGTCCACCGACCAGGTGGAAGTTCAGTCACTTTGAGCCTAGAACCTGTGTCTCTCCATATACCTTCACTCACCCAAAGACCTCCTTCATCTCTGAACACTTTACCTTTGAAACCCCTGAACCATGGCTTCATAGGTACAGGCTCTTCACCACTCAGTATCTTCTTGATGTTTTCTTTGATATCTCTGGGGTTGAAGGGAGGGACATAACAACTGAAGCCCGTCCCGATCCCTTCCGTACCATTCACGAGAACCATAGGAAGTGTGGGCATGTAGAATTCTGGTTCAATCGAGCGACCATCATCATCCAAGTAGTTGAGGATGGCATCATCCTTAGGATCGAAGAGTTTTCGAGCCTCTTTGGTGAGCTTCGTGAAGATGTATCTCGTTTGAGACGCATCCTTGCCACCCATGAGGCGTGTACCAAACTGACCACATGGTTCGAGGAGGTTGATGTTGTTCGAACCCGTGTAATCATTCGCCAACTTCACAATCGTTTCTGCCAAGGAAACTTCACCATGATGATACGCACTCTTTTCAGCCACAAAAGCTGCCAACTGTGCCACCTTCATTTCATCTCGAAGATTCTTTTGGAAACAAGAGTACATCACTTTACGTTGGGAAGGTTTAAGACCATCCGCCACATGGGCAATGGAACGCTTGAGATCTGCGAGACTGAAGTTCACCAAATCCTTGTGCACAAAGTCAGTGATATCCAACTGCTTGACATCACCATACGGAACCTCAAGTTGATCAGCATTTTTGGCAGTACTTTCGAGAAGCCAAGACTTGCGTGCATCCGCCTTCTTTTTGTCGAATGCGAGGACGATGGACTCATCCGTCATCGTGTCCACGTCAAACTTCACAGTCAGGTCCTGAATCTTCTTGAAGTACTCACGAGCTTCAGCCGACGTTGAGGTACCGAGTCCCTTGTAGTACTTAATCTTCCACCCCTGTTTCCCCGATCCGTACCAAGTTCTGAAAGCCGAGTCAGTATAGAAAGATTTGGTGTCTGAACCCTTCGTAGCCTTGATGATTGGTGTCACCATCGAAACCACAAAGTTCAACTTGAGGAGACTCGGCCAAAAGTAGTGAATCATGTTGAGGATGAGACCCTTGATGTGGGACCCATCATTGTCCGCATCCGTCATGATCATGAGTCGACCGTAGCGAAGCTCAGAGACACTCGTGTACTCCTTTCCCTGCTGAAGACCCAAAATCTTCTTGAGGTCGTTAAACTCCTGGTTGGAGGTCAATTGAGCCACCGAAGAGTCTCTCACATTCTTACACTTGCCACGAAGAGGGAAAACACCGTAGTGGTCTCGACCCACCACAGAGAGGCCAGCGACAGCGAGAGTCTTTGCCGAGTCACCCTCTGTTACGATGAGTGTACACTTCCCAGATTGCGCCGTACCAGCCTTGTTCGCGTCATCCAATTTGGGAATACCGGTAATCTTAGACTTCCTGGCACCATCAGTCTTCTTGAGTTCCTTCATCTCTTTGAACTTCGAGAGTGCCGTGAGTTCATCAGCGATACCAGTCTTCAAAACATTCTTCACAAAGTTCTTTGGGGGTTCAAACTTTGAACCAAAGTCTGGGGACTTGGAGGTACACTCAGACTTGACCTGACTCGAGAAGGTTGGGTTCTCGAGGGTTGCCTTCACGAAGATGGTAAAAGCATTCTTCACCTGTTGAGGTTTGAGCTTAATCTTCTTGGCCATATCATCAATGATAGCATTGGCGATATGGTTCGCGACGTGATCGACGTGAGTGCCACCCTTCATGGTACAGAGACCATTCACGAATGAGACTTGCTCGAGACCATTCTCCGACGGTCCGATGCACACCGACCATCGGTCACCGGAGACAGAGGCAACGTCTTGGACACCTTCATGCATCTTGGCGTAGGCCTCGAAGTTTTGTTTGGGGAGGATATCTCCATTGAACTTCACTTTACAGTTTTGAGTGGTACAGATGTTCGCGTCCCAAACTCGTTTCTGAAAAATCTTGTAGATGGTATCGTCCATCTTGGACATCCCAAACCTCTTCCACTCGGGAGTAAACGTGATGGCTACAGATGATGTGGCACCCGAATGTTTTTTGATTTTTGGTGGGTCACAGACAGTCATATTCTTCGACCATTTCTGAGTATAGGTCTGCTTCGTCTCATGGTCCTTGATGATCACCGAAAAGTCACTCGAATAAATGTTCGCTAACTTGGCACCGTATCCGTTACGACCTCCAACAATCCTTTTTTGAGAGTCATCATAGTTGGTACTCGTGAGGAGATGTCCAAAGACAAGTTCGGGGTTCCATAGACCTTCCTTCTCGTGCATACGAACACCGATACCACCGAGAGGTCCATTGTTTTCAATAGTTACCGAGCCCATATCCTTGTCGATGGAAATAGAAATGGAACTGACCTGCTTGGGGTGGAGGGAGTTACGGTCGATGGCATTGACGAGGATTTCATCAAAGATTTTCAAGAGAGCTGGAGAGTACTTCAAGTTCTTCTTTGTAAAAGTAGAACCATTGAGAATCCAGTAGGGTTCGGTACCCTGCTCAACTGGACCGACATACGAGTCAGGTCTCTTGAGAATGTGCTCGATGTGGGTGAGCTTTTGAACGCTCTCCATACTTTCTTGGTTTTATTACGGAGCTAACTTTTAACTTAGGTTGAAATTAAAAATAAACATCTATACAAAATATATGCTCACCATCGCATCCGTCAAACCGATCGTCAAACTCGAGAAGCGTATCAATAAATCTGTCGTCAAAACGGCAGTGAATGTCATCGATAGGGTGTACAAGGATCGGGACTATGCCCGATTCTACGTTCTCGAGACGGTCGCCCGTGTCCCATACTTTTCGTTTGTCTCTGTTCTACACCTCTACGAAACACTCGGTGTGTGGCGGAAGGCTGACTTTTTGGAGACGCACTTCGCACAGACAATGAACGAGTACCATCACCTTCTCATCATGGAGGATCTGGGTGGTGATGAGCGCTTTGTGGATCGATTCTTCGCACAGCACACAGCCTTTGCATACTATTGGCTGACATGCCTTTTGTATGTGGTGTCACCAAGGATGGCATACAACCTCTCCGAACAGGTGGAGGAACACGCCTACCATACCTACGATGAATTCCTCAAACAGAATGGGGCAAGTCTCTCACTCGAGCACCCACCAGCTGTGGCTTCGAACTACTACGATGATGTCAACAACCTATATGATGTTTTTACCCGAGTTCGCGACGACGAAGGTGATCACGTGAAGACGATGCAAGCTTGTCAGGCAGGGAGTTTAAATGTTGTTTAATAGTAGATGCCAACACTCAAACAACTCGAGAATGAGTTGCGAAATCTCAAACGACAATTATTGAACGCCGAAAATGTTTACGTAAACAAAGCCAATCAGAATCACCCAAAAAACAAGAATGTTGCTGTGTGGATGAATCGTGAAATGTCACCGGGTAACAAGACGAACATCAAACCTTCGAAGCGTGCGTATCTCAAGACAAATGTCTCCAAAGATGGAAAGATTCTTCATGTGTATGATCGAAATGGGCTCAAAAATTATCTCGCATTCGCAAATGGTCATGGTGTGAATGCGGAGAGACCGAGTCCCATGACTCGTAAACCATTCAAACTGTCCAATATCAAAGTGTATCCACCTGAAAGAAGGGGTAAGAAGCGCAAGACTGCGAACAAGACAAATACACCTAGAAAGAAAGTGAAGCGATAATTTTCTATATATACCTTAAGAAGACATGTACACATATTTCATCATTGTCATATTCATTCTCATCGTGATGATGCAGAATACGTCAAGGGGAATGTCTAAATCGGTCCAAAAACTTATTCGGCAGTCGGCTCGATACGCAACAGCCGCGCAACAGGATAAGTCTCCGGCCATAGCGATTCTTCACGCGAACTACGCGACAGCATATTTGTACGCGGCGAAAGATATCTCTTCGGATACCCAAATACATAATGCGACGGGTATAGACGTGAAAAAGTTCACCGAACATGTGACAAATGTTCAAGATATGGTGACCAAACGAACAGCAGAACAATTCTCGGGTTTCACTGGACAGGTTGATATGTACCTGGCTGAAATAGGTGGTGAAGCCTGACAACCTAAGTCAAAATAAAAAATCCTAAAATCAAGAACAAAGATGGAAGTTATTCGTGACGAACTCTGGAACAAATGTCTCATGGACGCAATGAAGATGCACCGTGTCGATGAGGCAAACGATAACTGTCGCAATTTGGCGGATGCGACGTGGAAAATGAAAATGTCCTACAAAAAGTATGACCAGAAAAAACAAGACCGAAAGATTATTGTTCTCGACAAAATGCCCACAGAGGTGAGAGAGTCTCGGGCACGTGTCACAACATGTCAAGCGACGACGATGGCGGGTAAACAGTGTTCATTTAAGGCTGTGTGTGGAGATTTCTGCAAAAAACATAGAATTGATAAGGGAACTCTAGGTAGTAAAATTAAAATCGGTATGTAATATAAGCATCATGTTGGATCAAGATACTCTTAGACCCGTGATCATCGCTATGTCTCTCTACATCATCATCGCTACACTCGTTCCCCGTTTCGTCACTACACCTAGTGGTATCGAATTTATCGACGACATCGTGATGACTCTCATCGCACAGAAGGATTCAATGATGAGTGGTACTATCATTGTCGGTCTTATTGTTTTCGCCACCAATTACATTCAAGATAAATTCTTCTAAAACGTTATTTTTACCCGTAAGATTTTTCGTATGCGTATGATCCATCTTACGAACCCTGTTATCGAACGCGTGACGCATGAACTCCAAAAGTTGGTCAAAGTCTGGTTTACCCCAAACCATCCCTTTTTTAAACAAGAAATCATCTTGTTCCAACTTTTCAAGTCCACACTCGATCGTATAAGGTGTTTTGATATATTCAGGCGCACCACCATAGTCTGTGATGATGACAGGTTTATCTCTCAGTGCAGCTTCTACAGCACCCATACCTACACCTTCTGAATGTGAAAAATTTACATAGCAATCACAACGTGCGTGTAGTTCATTCATCTCATCATCATCAAGCATTTTGTTGATAACTTCAATTCGTGGAAGTTGAATTTGTACATCGGTATTACAAGTTGCTTTGATCACCAGACGAGTGTTTGGTTCATTCAGGCGTATAAAAGCCTGGATTACATCTCTAAATTTTTTACGGGGGTCCATGATATTTCCGATATGGTAGAACGTATATGGCCTTTCTAATGGTTTAGGAATATGGGCGTGTATCACATAAAATTCATTTTCGGGAAACTGTCGGGAGAAAACTCTCTTGCAGAATTCGCTCGGTACGGCAACTCGCTTGAATTCCTTCATGATAAGACCATAGTCCTCGTGGACAGTTTCTGTTTCACACACCGTCATACAGGCAAGGTTTTTTATACGCCTCTTGGCATGTTCGAGATACCTTAAATGTTCGGGAATTGGGAGCATGAAGATGAGACCATTTTCACATTGAGGAAGTTCTTTACCGATGACATAGTATACAGCAGTGTTACCAAAAAGTTGTGTGTATTTTTTTGCGTGTTGTCCAATTCCAGTTTTCAGGTGAGGTCCTATGATGATCATTA